AATGGTTTAGGTAGAACGTTTGTTCAAATCAAAGCCGCGGTAGATGTATTAGGAAATGCATTTGGTAGATTTACTAGTTTCTTATCAGACAAAGTTGGTAGTGTTATACAATGGTTAAAAGATAGATTCTATGACTTTGTTCAAGTTCTTATTGATAGTTACAATGTTATTGCAAGAATTATTCCTGGATTAGATGAAGTAGAATCAACAGCAAGACAATTAGGTGCTACAGTATCAGAAAAAGTTGGTGACGCATTAGACTATGCGGCAGGTAAAGCCAATGAAATGAAAGATGCTATTGTAGCCGCTATCCCACCAGAAGTTTTAGCACAATATGATGAATTAAAAACGGCTGTAAAAGAAGCAGGTGAACAATATGATGAAACAATGGCAAAAGCCAAAGCGGCTGGACAAGAAATTGCTGGTGTAACAAAAATTCCTGAAATCAAAGCAGGCGGTGTTGTTATGGATAAAAAACAAACTAAAGAAGAAATAGCCGCCGCTAAGAAATTAGAAGACAGTATGAAGAGTCTAACAGACAGATTACTTCCACTAAAAGCCGCAAAAGAAAAATACAAACGTGAAACAGAATTATTAAACCAAGCTCTTAAAGAAGGTAAGATTACAGCCGACGAGTATGGTATTGCTATGAAGAACTTGAATAAAGAATATCAAGACTTCTTAGATTCAAACAGTGAAAAAACAAAAACTTGGATTGATGGTTGGCGTGAAGCAATGGACGAATATGTTAAGAGAGCCAGAGATGCTAGTGCTAATGCTAAAGAATTATTTACAACAGCAACACAAGGTATGGAAGATGCTATTGTTAACTTTGTTAAAACAGGTAAACTATCTTTTAGAAGTTTAATGAATGATTTAGCAGAACAACTATTAAGAAGTGAATTTAGAAAGTTAATGGGCACTGTAATGGGTGGTGGCTCCGGTGGAGGCATTGGCGACTTCTTAGGAGGCTTACTTAAAAAAATACCAGGATTTGCTAATGGTGGATTTTTACCAGCAGGTCAGATTGGCATAGTGGGGGAGAAGGGACCTGAGCTGATTCAGGGACCAGCAAACATAACACCAATGAATGGCTTTGGTAATGTAACATATAATATTAACGCCGTAGACGCACCAAGTTTCCAGGCTCTAGTTGCTAGAGATCCTGCGTTTATACACGGAGTGGCAATGCAAGGTGCTAAAAGCATTTAAGGAGATACAATGAGTTTTCAATATATTTTTAACAACGCAGAAAGCATAAGCATTGACAAAGGCCCAGTAGTGGCACAAACAGTCGCAAGAAACAATGCAGTAAAAAGTGTAAGCAGAGGAGCGGCTACTTGGAAGTTCACAGTTAAATTACCAAACGGAATAAGGTTTGAAGACTTACGTGGTGTAATTGAAACTATTGAACAAAATGATAGACATACAAGCGAAACAATAAAATTAAACAACAGTGGATACACTAGTTGGTTCACAAGTTATCAAGGTGACAGTGATGTTATAGCAGGTTGGGACGTAACTTATACAAGTGGTAATACAGTTACTATCAACACAGAACCATCAGGCACAAATTTAACAAATGGTGAATATACATTTAAAAGAGGTGATCTAATTCAATTAGGTTCAGGACATACTTACACAGTAGCAAGTGATGTTGTATATCCAGCAACAACAGTAACATTACACAGACCAGTTTTAGAAAGTGCAGGAACACACGCACTAACTATTGGACCAGAATGTCAATTCAATGTTATTTGTGTGCAGTTTCCTAACTGGACAATCTTTCAACGAAATCAAGTAAGTTGGGATCGTCCATTTATTTTTTATGAGGTAATCTAATGGATTTATCAAGTTATACTAGTTTACAAACAAATTTATTTGTTAGACTAGATATTCCTAGTTATAGTGTTTTACGTTTTAGTGACTATCATAAAGATTATGATATAAACAGTGAAACATATGATGGCATTGGTAGTTTATTGGCTCTTACAAGCACTAAAAAAGAAATTACTTCAACAAAACAAGAAATAACAGTTGCTATTAGTGGTATCCCAAGTGCTAACCTTACAGCGGCAACTCAAGCAAACATTAAAGGCAGTAGTGTAAAAATTTACAGAGGTATTTTTGATAAAAATACAGGAGACTTGTTAAGCATATCAGGTAATCCAGAATTAAAATTTAGTGGTATAATCAACAGTGTTACATATGCTGAAGATTATGACATTCAAAATAAATCAAGCAGTTTTAGTATAATTTTTATTTGCACTAGTAATTTAAGTGTATTAAAAAGAACAAAAAGTGGTCGCAGAACAAACCCTATTGACCAAGAAAGACTTTACACAGGTGATACAAGTATGAAAAGAGTTCCTGAAATTAAAAACAGTAACTTCAACTTTGGTGCACCTGCTAGTATTGTCAGAGTAGGAACAAAATAATGAGTTTGGGTGATTTATTAGGTAAAGGTATTAAATGGATAACTGGTGATAGCATTGGTGCTAGTGTAGTAAGAACTGTTGGTGCCGGTTTAGCAGTTAAAAAACTTTATCAATCAAGCCAAAAAGATAATAACATTGATACAGCAGAAAGTGAAACACCAGATTACGGTGTAAGAGAACAAGTTAGTGCAGATCCAACTACAAAAGTTCCTGTTGTATATGGAGATGCATTTATTGGTGGTAAACTAGTTGATGCTAGAATGACCAATAACAATCAAACAATGTGGTATTGTATGGCATTGTGTGAAGTTACAGGAAATAACATTGCAGGAACAGCCAGCACATTTCAAATTGAAGATGTATATTGGAATAACAGTAGAATGACCTTTCAAAGTCATACTGCTTCAACTAATGATGCTTATACTGCCAACACACTTGTTGATAGAAATGGTAAAGTTGATGATAGTGTAAAAGGACTTGTTCAAGTTTTTGTTTTTAATGGTAAAAGTGGTAGCACCAGTCAATTGTTAGCAATCAACAACACTTCACAAGTAGGAGCAGTTGATACAGGCGGGTCAGCAGTTAATTATGGATACAATTTATTTCCACAATGGACTAGCACAGACTTAATGACAGATTTAATTTATGTTTTAGTAAAAGTAGACTACAACAAAGAAAAAAATATTAGTGGACTTGCAGAAATGAAGTTTCATATAAAAAACAGTTTAAAAGCACCAGGTGACGTATTATATGATTATATGACAAATAGTCGTTACGGAGCCGGGATAGCGGCAGGAGATATTAACGTATCGTGAACACTTTAACAGAACTCAATACATTTAGTGCAACAACGGTAGCGGCAGACGATGAAAGACTGCCATCACCGGGCACAACCAATTTCACTAGATATGAAATAAATGGTGTTATTGATCCAAATAAAAATGTTATGTCCAATATTGAATCATTGGCTAACAGTGCCGCGACTTGGATAACTTATGATACATCAACAGGTAAATGGACCTGCGTAATAAATCAAAGTGGCACATCATCAAAAAGTTTTAGCGATAGTAATATTATTGGTGAACTAAAAGTTACAAATACAAGTTTAGACAATTACTACAACAGTGTTGAAGTTGAATTCCCTCACAAAGATTTAAATGATGCTAGTGATTATATTCGTATTGATATTCCAGCAGTAGATAGAAAACCAAACGAACCAGACAATGTTTTAAAATTAAATTATCCACTAGTAAACGAACAAGTTCAAGCACAACTGTTAGGCTTTATAGAATTAAAACAAAGTCGTGTAGATACTGTTATAGAATTTACAACAGACTTTACAGCAATTGATTTACAAGCAGGTGATTTAATTGATGTAACAAACAGCACCTTTGGTTATACAAATAAATTATTCCGTGTGCTACAAATTAAAGAAGTAGATAACGAAACTTTAAGTTTAGAAATTACAGCAATGGAATATGACGCTAATGTTTACAGCACTAGTGATTTAGTTCGTTATGTAAGAAGCAATGCTGATGGTATTATTACTATCGGTGATATTGGTAAGTGTGGCACACCACAAATTACAAAAACAGAAACAGATAGAGTTCCTCATTTCTTATTAGAAACAACTGTTCCTGATAATACAGATCCAGCAAACCCTTACGGTATTGTAGAAGGCATTGAAGTATGGATTTATGAAGTGCCAGCAGGAGAATTACCTACTTGGGAAACAGTAGATGATGAATCAAGAACATACACACTACTAACAACTATCAAACCACAAGGCGAAGTATTTGCACCAGGTGCCGATATTGATTACAACATTTATAATTTAGATGCTAGTAACTTCTTATTAAAAGTAAGAGGTGTAAACAGCGTAACAAAAGGTCCATTTAGTGATTTAAGTGGTCTTGTTCAATATACACCTAAACAAGTTACAGACCAAATTACAAATGATACAGAAATAAATGACAATGGTAGTATTTTAGCATCACTTGGTATGAGTGTGTTATTACGTTTGTTAAATGGTCTATTACAAAATGGTGATAGTGGTTCAGGTAGTTTATTTGAAAAGATTTTTGAAGTATTCAGAGACAAAACAGGCGTTGACATTGTGGGTGACGCACAAAGTGGTAGTCTAGTAGTTGCGGCTAACGTAGCCGTTAAAGATGAAGGTATTACAGTAGCAAACCAAATTAGTAGTTTAAACTTTGTAGGTGATGATGTTGCTGTTACAGTAAATGGCACAGATGTAACTATTACACACGCGGCAGATCCAGGAACACCAAGTCCAGGTGCTGACCCAACT